GTTGAACTAGATGTAGAGTACCCTACACCAGCGGTTGCTTTACCAGTTGCAAAGTCATCGACTTCAGCAGTTACAGTTGTTGCAACAGTATCAATTTCTATAACTTGTTGTCTTACAGGAATAACATCATTAGAGTCTGGTTTAAGAGTCACATCAATAGTACCATCTGCATTAGTTACTGAGGTAATATTAAATGAAGTCATTACAACTTCTCCTGTATTATAATTGATTGTTCCAGCTTGTGCATTGGTAATAGTCTTTGTAGTACCACCCAAAAGATAAAATGTTCTAAGGTTTCCATCTCCATCATCATCAATAAACTGTTCATTGGTATTTCCAGACAAATAGAATCCAGTAGACTCTACTACAGTCTGTGCCCAAGATGCAGCGGGATGATATGCAGCGTTATTAAATGCAATAGTATATTTTGTAATTGCATTTAAGGTAGGTGTAATAATTCTTTTCAACTTTACAGTTGCAGTACTGGAAAGGATAGCAGTATCAGTTTCGTCAATATCTTTTACAAGATTTGAATGTCTGAATACACTATCGAACTTTTGAAGATTGTTTGTATTAAAAGTAGTTATAGTTGATTCAACTAAAGCTTTAATATCTGATTTTGATTTTTCTGTCAATGTAGAGTTATATTTAGCGGTTACTCCCAAAACCAAATACAAGATTTCAGGATCTACTATTTCTGGAACAATAGATGCAACATTATATTTTTTCAAACTATTAACAATTTGATTCTTGGTTGTAGTGGTTAGGGATGTTCCTGTATTCGGTCTTATTGCAACATAAACTTTTCCATATATTGGGGGTTCATTATCTTCTCCACCCCAGCATTGAATTGACTTAATGTTAGTATAGACTGAAGGAACGATTGCTTTGTAATCATCTGGTGTTACAGCACGACCTTGAGTTGCATACTTTAATGGTGCATTAAATTTAATAGAGTCTACAGTTTCAGCATCACCACCACCAGCTGCACTTGCAGTTGTTAATGCAGTAACATCAGAATATCCACCAACAGATGATGCTGGTGTAAATGTACTTGCTCCGTCTGCTTCACTCCCATTAGTTACAACATAATCCAAAATTACAATATTTCCATCTATAGGTTTCTTACCAGTAACACCATCACCAAAGTAAACTTCATATTGACCATCTTCTACTTCTTGTAAAAAGTATTTTAAAGATGTTGAATCAAGAGTAGCATAGTCTGTATTTAAAGTATATGTTTCTGTAGTAACATCACTTGAAGATGTCTGAACTGATACTACTAAAGTAGTTGTATCTGCACTTGCAGAAGGTATTATAAATTGTTGTTCTAAGTCTGAAGAATTTACAGTATATGTATATCTAATTCGTGTACCCTCATAAATCTGTACACCAGTAAATGCAAAAGTTCCAGTATCAGAAGTTGCAGTATGATCTCCAATAGTTACAAAATTATATGAAGTGTCATTTACTGAAGTATTAAAAATTGTTCCTGCAGCCATAACTAAAGTCTTTTGTGATATAGGAACACCCTTTACTGTAACATCAACAGTTGCATAAGATGACTTTGTTGATGATGGTAAATATCCTAATGCTTTAGCATGAGATACAGAGGCTGACCTAGTTAGTGCAGTATCGATAAACATTTCGTTTGCAAGCATATTTGCATGAAATGCCATATAATGTGTATTGTATGCCAAGAGATCCATAAGAACCGACATACCAGACCCTTCAAAGTTGTAGTCTGTAAAATTTGTTTGTTGTGAAAGAAATGATTTAAAATTAGATTTGACTGTATCAAAATCTAAATCTGTAATTTCTATTTTTCCTTTTGTATTTATAGCCATGTTATCTCATTGCTTCTAGTAATGTTTGAAATTCTATAAGGTCGGCTGGTAAATTTTCAACGTAAAAATATATCCTAACATCATAAGTATTTGTCTCAGATACAGGATAACATTCTACAGATTCTACCCTTGCTCTAGGTTCAAAATTAGCAATCATTTCTTCTATCGTTCTTGATAATTGATTTGCTGTTATTGGGCCGAAGTTTTCAAAAAGTAATGCTTGTATATTAGAACCAATCTCAGGATGGAATGGTCTGTCGTAATGATTAGTAAGAAGTAAATTACGAACAGACCTTTTAACTGCATTCACATCAGTAAGAGTAGTTACATCTTGTGTAACTGGATTTGTAGAAAAGTTTAAATTTAAATCTTTATATACTCTACTTGATCTTTTCTCATTCTGTCGTGATGCATCCCAAGCCATTATTCTCCGCTGTTATTTAATTCTTGTGATTCCTTATGTTCTGGATCATCCTTGTCTTTGAACCAGTAGTCAGCCGTCTTAGTTAGGACAGCTACGAAAGTACCCACCAAAATATTTACGATGTCGCGATAAGTATCTCCGACATTTCCAAAGAATAGTAAATACAATAGTACAAAGAATGCTAAAAATACTACTAGACTTAATATAAATCTAGCATAGAAATTTAATTTCTTTCTAGTCTCTATTGATTTTTTTGTTTCGGCTGTATCGCCGTTTAATGTTGCCATTTTCACCTCAGTTTGATTTTTATTATCCACCAGCACCACCACCTACTGTTTTTGCTCCTCCCACTATCTTGCAACCACAATCTAGTGAGTCTCCAATTCTCGCAACGAATCTATATACACCATCATCACACTTTACTTTACAAGTTGGTGAACCTTGTATAATAGTTCCTATTATTGCAGGAGATGGTGATGATGAACCATGTGGTTTACACTTTGCATCTACTGTCAATATTGGTTTACCCTCTATAGTTGCCTTCTGACATAAGGATGAACCTACTGCAAATTCGGATGGTGCATATGATCCATGACCAGTTGTCATGTCTCCTTCTCTTGCGTATGATCCTGCCATTATGTTTGCCACTCTGATAATTCTGGAACTTTTGTTAGAGAACCATAGGCTTTCTTATAGGCAGCCATATAAACATCTCTATCATTGTCATAATTATTTATAACACCTATCTGATAATCAAACTCTATTGGTGATGCTGTTGCTGGGCCATCTACAAAATCCAATAAGTAAAACTTTAGGGTAAATGTTATATAAAATATACCGACTTCTTTCCCATAACCAGAACTTCTAGCTTTACCAAAATCAGAACCATCAAAATTAGGTGTACTATCTACTGGATTCCAAGGCACTACCCAATCATCTAATTCTTTAATAGACCCTGTTATAGTTGCTTTAGTTGATGCTTGACCTACTCCCCCTGTAACTGTATTTGCATCTGCAGCTATTGTAATCTTAACATCTGGAAAAAGGTCAAACGTACCATAACCAGTATTGTTAGGTGCAGAAGGAGCTCCCGATAATGTTTCAGTCTTTCCTGTAGCTGGAACAGTCCATGAAGAAGGTACTGATATATTTGTAACCGAAATCATCGGCCCTGCAGCTGTCTCCAAACCATCATATGGTGGTGGATTTCCAGTTGCAGGAGGCACATTAACAGTTTCTATACATTTTATATCCTCAACTTGAGTAAAGGTATTACTTGTCTGAGTGCCTAGATTTTCTAGACCCCCTGCTGATCTTGCACCTTCGTTTGTTAGTTTTGCATTATTTGCTGGTGCTTGTGTGGATAATGCATGACCACTTGCTGCTGCTACTCTTGCTGGCATTAGTTGAAACTGATTGAAGAACCACCTACAACCATTGCACCAGTAGCCTTGATAGAACCAAGTGCAGTAATAGTAGTGGTAAGGTTAGCACTATAAGTGTTGGTTACATCTTTCGTAACCATTGCAGTCAAAGTTCCTGTTATAGAAACTTCATCATTTCCTGTAATAGTAGTCTTTCTATTTCCGTCTACCTTCTCCGTAAGATTTCCCCCTGCATATACATCTATATTACCTCCTGCGGAAACTGAATAATTACCCTTAACGTATGTGTCCATATTCCCTGCAACAATATTGGTAACATTTCCTACAGTCTTGATTATTACATTACCTGCGCTGTCTATTTCAATGAACGTACCCATTTTATGGTATAGGTGAATACGCTCATTTCCAGCGGTATCATCGAATTCTACATAGTGACCTGATTCCGTTTCGTAGACATGATTGGTAGGGTATTTGGCATTAGACTGAGTAGAGGCTGGTTGTTCTGCACTTCCAGATGCAGTAGACCAAGAATCGGTAGAAGTCTTTACGGAATTGGATGCGTGTTCTGAAACTAATTCTTGTGCAAGAAGGTTCGTATCAGCCTTACCCACATATTTCGTGGTAGGGTATTTTCCATTAGGATCTATAAATCCGCCAGGAGTTGAAGTTGCAGAAGGAGGAGGACTTGAGGCTGATGCATTAGAAAATCCACCTACTTGGCTTGAAGATGCGAGAGTAAAATTAGATTTCTCTTCGCTATTAACGCCAGGTAATGCACCCATAATAACTGGCTCTTGTTTTGCTGGATCACGAAAGAATCCAACTACCCATGTACCTTCTAAAAGAAAGTGAGAGGAAGTACCAATACCAGAGTTTCCACCAGCAGTAACAGGCATCATAATAGAAGCCCAAGGCAAATCCTCAGTAGGAATATCACTCTTACTTGCTGAGTGATAACCCAAACAACGTACTTTTACTCGACCTGCTTTCTTAGGATCTGCTCTATCTTCTACTACACCGATGAACCAAGAAAACCCATCTTGGCCCATAAAGTAATTATTCATACTAACCTCTTAATTCATCTAGAGTCTTTGCTGTGTCCAACGGATCTTTCGATTCCGTGATTACAGGATACTCTAAACATTTTTCTTCGTTGAGTTTTATATAACTTTTCCACTTTTCAGGAACATCAGATTCCTCATAGATTGCTTCTACAGGACATTCCTCTACACAAGCGTTACAGTCAATACATTCTTCTGGATTAATATAAAGCATATTGTCACCCTCATGAAAACAATCTACAGGGCAGACTTCTACACAATCAGTATATTTACATCCATCACAATACTCAGTCACTACATAAGTCATATCATTTCGTTTGTTTAATGTCTTTGTTTCTATCTATTATAAGAGAACCTTTACCATCATTGGAAAAGATTCTTGCAAAATCTTCTACTGCTTCTTCTTTGGTTTTATCCTTATTTGCTTCCAGATAACCTAATCTCTGTTCCCTTTGCTTTAGGGATAGTTCTTTATAGTTTTTTACTGTCATATACTCCTAGATATTTATATGTTTAATTAGAGATTTTTTTAGGGGAGGTACTAGAATTTTTTTCGGTTTCTATTCCTCAAAGGTTTCTCTGAGGTTTCCCATTTATTCTCGGCGGGTTTCGGGCCTGAAACTATTCTACAAGTCGATACAGTATACCCATCTTTAGTTTTGAATGGTTTGTGCATTTGCACTATATGGAATTCTTTCATAGTTCTCTAGACATAAAAAAAGGGGTTGCTTCTGTTTCCAAGTGCAACCCCTAACAAAACTCATCTGAGATTACGCTGCAACTGCAACGTAACCAACAGGAATATAATCGTTATTATCGGCGATTATTGTTTGTGAACCTCAGTAGAACCCTCATCTCCTAATCGAACTCTATGCAGCCCCATCAACAAACTATGTCAATCCCACAAATCCTTCTTCCAGTTCTTCTTAATATGCAACTTCTTCTTTTTTGCAGATTTACTGTGAGGTTTTATCCGGCCCCCGGCAGTATCTCTATCACGCATTCTCTGAGAACTTGCTTTCCTCTCTAAGAAAGAGCCCCCTCTGCGTATTGCTAAAAAATTGCTCATAGTCTCTTGGTGGAGCTGATGGGAATCGCACCCATGTCTTAAAAGTTACTGAACTACTTCTCGCTCTCCTTGCGGAGAGTTGCGATTCGGTTATATTTAGTATACTGTGGGGTTTGAAAACATCTTGGGCAAACCTCTACCCCACTATAAGTGACAGTCACATTCTCGTATTAGTTACTTATAAGTCTTAAAAGAGAAGCTGTATGAACACCCTTGTACTTCGATTTCCAAAGTCTTTAGTCTGCAACTTCAACTCAGAAGTGTCATCACCGCTCTGGAAATACAATCTTCGTTGTTCTTCAATCCCGATTGTAATCTTCATACCCATATCCTACCTCAGAGCCTTGAAAGGGGAGTTACCCTAGCAGAGCAGTCTACGAACTGATGCTATCTCTGAACCATGCTACCTACCACCATCTCAGATATGGTTTAGCTTCTCATTTAAAACTTATAAAGAGAAAAACATTACCAGTACCATATAAAATAATACTGCACAAAATCCTAAACTTAATAATCGTAATATTTCCACAAAAACAGTTTTCATAATAAAAATTCCTCAAAATATATTTATTGCATTTATAGATTAAAATAGCTGCTTAGTTTTAGGATACCCCCATACTGCGACTTCGGAGATACCCAGGCCTCAGAGAAGTCTCTGAGAAAATCCGACACTAACTCTACACCTCTATGAAGTATCCCTCACAGCATTCGAGCCCGAATGGTTTGCAACCCACTCCAATTTCCTCAGAGAATCCTCTGAAAACGACAGAGGGGGCTCATGGAAGAAACCTCAAGTAACCCCTTATCGTAA